CGGCGCGAGTACGATTTCGGGTAGCTCAGGAGCTCCCATTTTGAACTCCCGTAGCCAAATTATTGGAGTGCATCTCGAGCACGACTCTGATTTGGGGTGCAATGTTGGTGTAATCCCACCAGTTTTCAGAAACTATAAGAAAGAATCAGCGGCAGGCAATGATATTGCTCACGCAGAGGATGATATGGAAGAAGAGACTGAGGAGGATAGAGCCCAGAGGTTAGCGGATCAGAAGATGGAAGAGGATGAAGCAGTCTACAGAATGATTGCTTTCAATTATGTGAAAGATATCGGATACGATGCTAATGTCCAGTCTTGGGCTGAACACATGGACGAAATCGACACCATGGTTGAACGCAACATGAAAGATAAGTACGGAGAATCGTATGAAGATAGGACCACCCGAGTTTTTAAAACGAAAACTGGGATAACCGGCAAACACATAGGAGCTCGCGTAAAAGGAGGAAAGTATCGAAAGGAAAGTCCATGGACTTGCAGCAAGTGCTATACAATCCATCAAGACAAAGGATACGGGTGCGTGAAATGCGGATTTGCTCTTGTTAGAGGGCCAGTCGCAAAGAAGGAAAAGGTGAAACTCGCCAAAGAAGCTGTGAAAGATCTGCCGATTTTGGTGCAAGACATAATCATGAGCAAAGTAGTTCAAGACTACATAGAAGCTCTGGTAGTGGATAGAGTTACCAAACTCCTGAACGTAACGGAGAGAGAGAAAGTTTCTCTTTATCCGAACCTAGATGCCTTAAAGCCTTCTGCTCCTCCCCTTGTCTCTGTAGAGAAGAAATTCCTGCAAAAGTTGAAGACTCATGAAATAGCCAAAGAAGATTACAACAATTTTACTAAAGTCTCTTCCAAGGAAGGGAAAGTTAAGTTAAATCAATGTAAGCTGGCTTTCGATCAAGAGCGAAGCGAGCGGGAAGGAGGTGTATGCTTCAACAGTGAAGTAGTTGAGATGGTGGCCGTGCTACAACCTGTAAAAGGGTTAACACGTAGTGCGCGCAGAAGAGCTAGGGCTAATGAGAAAGCAAAAGAAACTCAGGTTCCTTTAAACTCTCAAGCCCCAGCATCGACTGGGGCTCCTATTACCAATGGATCGAAGAAGAACCCTTCTCCGAGAAGTCAGTGCGAGTCGGTTTCAGTAAAGTCAGAATGCACGGAGCAGGCAAGAAAGCAGAAAGCCAGAGGTGGAAAGCCATCCAAGAACTCAATTTTGAGTACAAAGGATATGGCTGGCCAGACCGTAGCGCAGAAGCAGAAAAACAGAGCTTCAAGTTGCAGTGTGACAAACACATTACAGAGTACCGAATCCCTACCCAAAGGGAAATAGAAGCTTCCAACGCAAGAATACTACCCCAATACCTCAAACACAATCTCCCTGAATATTTGCTCAAATACAATAGAACCAGATGGAGTGAAGCCATAGATCACCTCCTGACTTTCGTGAAAGCGGAGGCCAGTCCAGGAGTACCACATGCCATGATAGCCAATCGAAATGACGACTTTTTAGCCGCCACAGGAGAGAGGTTTCATAGCATTGTTCTCAATAGGATAGAGGCTTTGCTTAGTTTGGATCTTGACGCCATTAGAACCATGAATAGAAAGGAAAGACTTGATTACAACCTGATGGACCCGGTCAGAGTGTTCGTGAAAAACGAACCTCATAAGGTCCAGAAACTGGATGAAGGTAGAGTTAGATTGATTATGTCTGTTTCTTTGACGGACAAAATGATCGAGATGCTACTTTCTAGACACGTGTGTAAGCTTGAAATCCAGAACTGGTTGGATATACCATCCAAACCAGGAATCGGATTTACTTCAGAAGCTAATCAAGCGGTGTACGAAGATGTCACACAGTGCGGTCTCGATATGTCTTATGCGGATATATCGGGATGGGACTGGGGTGTTAAAGAGTGGCAAATCCTCGATGAAGCTGAAAGTCTCATTAGTTTGAGTAATCAGCATTCCGAGGATTGGAACCACCTCCTTCGAGCCAAAGCTATATTAGAAGCCGAGTCAGTGTACCAGTTTTCAGATGGAGAGATGGTAGCACCGAATTTTAAAGGAATAGTGAATTCCGGTAAATTGAGAACTAGTCGCGGCAACTCCTGGATGCGAGTCCGAGTTGCTGATTTGATAGGTTCTCAGAAGACAATTGCAGCAGGAGACGAC